ACTAACTGCGGCTCAAAATTTGTGGGCGGCCTCGGCCGCTAGAGCAGCCGTCATCGCCGTAGCACAGAAGGCGTGGTCGATTATTATGATCCCTCTTACGTGGGGGTTGGCTGCAGCACAGGGGGCGTTGGCCATTGCTAGTGGTGCTACTACAATACAATGGGTCCTATTAGCCGCAGCAATCGGACTAGTGGCCATGGTCCTCTTGGCTGCTCTTTACTCTCCCCCGCTTTATATAGCAATCCCCTTAGTTGCTGCGGGACTTTGGCTGATGTCTTTTGCTTTAAGCGCGGTCGCGCCGGCAGCCGCGGCCGCTGCTATCCCATTGCTTGGGGTTGGATTGGCTCTAGCTTTGGTGGGGGTTGGCGTGGCCCTAGCAGGACTTGGTTTCTTGTTGCTGGCTAAGGGTATGGTGCTAATGTTCGAAGCCCTTGAGGTGGATAAGATAATGGCGTTTACGGGCATGATTGCCACCCTCGCGCTAGCGGCTATTTTCTTGCCCCTCGCAGCCGTAGGGATGTTCGCTTTAGGCATCGGCTTGCTTTCTGTAGCCTTCGCATTAAAGTTTATTGCCACCAAAGATCTAGAAGCGATTGCTCTTTTCACTGAATCATTAGCAAGCATTCAATCGGGACAGCTATTAGAAACTGCCAAGGCTATTAAACAAGTAGCCAAGGCAATGGATGATATTCCAAGTTATAAAGCTATGACATTTAGGACAATCTTAGAACGCGTAGAAGCTTCGGCTAATGCCATCAATCGTGCAGGCGGTGCAACCGCCTATGGAAATGCGACCGGTGGAGTGCGCGGTGGAGGTGGTGGTGGCGGAGCAGCACCGGCTGCAGCAGCCCCTCGCACCAACCAACAAATCACAGTAAAACTTGAATTAGATGGTAAGCTTTTGGAAGAGAAAGTACTTAATATAGTGGACGGCAAGTTTGCCGAGGCTTCATAAAGGATAATAATACACATGTCAGATCCAAAGGAGCCATGGCGCTCTCCCTCACATGCAATCAATTCCGATATCTTTGATGTAAATAAATTAGATTCGACGAATAACTTTGCAGATGGTGCGGACGCATTAGCTAATAAAGGAATGGTGGTAACGATTACCCATGTTCCGAGTGGGCGTTCTATATATTTCAAAGCTTTTATAATGTCCTATAATGAAACTTTTTCGCCCGACTGGTCATCGGAAACCGTTTATGGCCGAGCCGATCCGATTTATCAATTTAAAAATACTACTCGGAATATTACGGTCGGACTTGCTATTCCGGCCGCTTCTGAAAGTGAGGCTTTCGAGAATCTGGCCAAAGTTCAAGCACTCACGCAATTTTTATATCCTAACTATAGCCAAGCCGGCATAGCCACCACTATCTCTCAATCTCCTTTGCTTCGCTTAGGACTAATGAACCTAGCTAGAAGTCAAAAAGCTTGGGCACCTAAGCTTACTCATTATGTGCCGGATCCTAACCGCCCGGGTTCATGGATTCTGGGGGAAACTCCCGGTACGAAGTACACCGAGCAGCAACAAGGAATGGTTTATAAATCGATGGGTGGTGGTACCGGCACCGAAGGGTTGTTAGGTATACTAAAGAGCCTCACCATTAATCACAATTTAAATAGCGACAAGGGCGTAGTAGAGGTAGCGCCTGGCCCGGGCGGCCACGATGCCGGCGTGCTTCCAAAATTAATCGAGATCAATTTTGATTTTGGAGTCATTCATGAGCACCACTTAGGGTGGGATGAACAGGGGCAATTTTCTAATAATGCTTTTCCTTACGGGATCGATTATCAAACTAGTGCCGGCGTGCCTTATCCGCAGCCTCCCCCCGCGAGTACTACCGCACAAGACGAACAGACTACGGAACCCGACCCGGCGGTTAGCGGTGGAGCGCCAGGAGACTCCACGTCTAACGGCGCAGCCCCGTTGGACCAAACCCCCGAGGGCACTGTGCCGGCAGATGAGGTACCACAACAAGCCGCCGACAATGCTGCAGCACAGGCTTATGAAGCGTTGCCTCCTTACCAAGGAGGTACGACCGGCACGCCCCCGGGCATGGACCCTTGGGACCCAGACATAGACACGGCCGCGGAGTACGCGCAGGAAGCTCGCCTGCGGGGGTTCGAGGTGGATGAGTTGGCGATGCGTCAGAGTGTCCCGGGGTACGGGAGCGGAGAAGGCGGCAGCAGCGCTTCTGAGGGCGATTACTAACTTATGGCATCACGATATTCAAAATACCGCATCATTAACAATGACAGCGAACTCTTATGCAAGAAACGCGGAGTCAGAAACATACGTCAGTATGAGACTCCCTACATCTATAACCCTACCGTCGCAGATCGCGCTTCATTGAGAACCACTAACCATTTGTGGAAGTATGGAGATCGGTTTTATCAATTGGCCCAGCAATATTATCAGAGTCCTAATTTTTGGTGGGTCATTGCGCTATATAACGGTTACATGACCGAAGCGGATATACGACCCGGCGCCGTAATTGCAATTCCCCTCAATTTAGAAAATGCTCTTAAAATACTGAGGGTTTATTAATGGCGCAGATCACCAGAGAAGATTTAATAGAGGAAGGGATTACAGATACCGACCAGCAGGATGTGATCTTAGATGCACAAGGTTCCAAGAATGAAGGAATAGCTGTCTTATATGATTCGCTTAAGACTTGTGTAACCAATTTACGCTTTGCTGAAACGCAACTTCAGGAAGGATGGATTGGTTATGACATAGGATTTAGAAAACTATTGGATCTGTCTATCATCCCTAATAGTGAAAAGCTACAAGATTCGGATGCAAATTTTACTTATCGAATGAGTCAACACCCGGACACCTTATGGGGAGGACACCAGAATTCCCGGGACCAGAAGACTGCGCTGTTAAATATAGCCCGCAACATGCACACCATTGCTGCCAATTTTGGACTCCCCCTCCAGGACGAGAAACTGAATTGGGAGGATAATAAGGCTTATTCTCTAAAATATGGGCTCACCGTCGACGATCTCAGGGCTGCGACCACCACAAAGCCTAGCTCAGGGGTTGTTCAGTCTTCGGAATATCTTAAGTCGGGGGTAATCGGCGACAAGATGCGCTTTCATCATTATGTCTTTACCGACAACGGCTCTGGCGGCAATAGTATTGATTGGAGAAAGACGATGAGCAATAGGTTTAAAGTCAAAAGCTTCTATGTAGGAACGGACGAGAATAGAGATGCATTTGTTGATCCATCTGCTACAGGGGGTTCTAATACCTTTCTGAACGATTTTATGAATATAGTCACCGGCAAATTTCCTTATATCTTTGCCTATGCTCAACAAAATGCCGCGGCCAGCGGACTACCGTTGACTGTTTCCGGTTTACAAAGCCAAACGAGCCAATGGTATCAAGCAGTAAAATGGTCATTTGCTTCTAATAAATATTCCATGTCGGACGCGAACATTAAGGAGAGTGAGTTCAACTTAGGTACCGTTGATCAGCGCGTAATCGATGAGGCATTAGAAGATGCCACCAATTCAGACAATCGGCAAAATGATTATCTCGGGCTGCTATCCGACGCGAAATTATTATCCCTAGGATTTACAGGAAATGTACAAGGCTATGAATATGAGCCTGGAATAGGAAATCTTGATGCCGCAGAAGCAGGCAAAGCGGGCACCGGCGGCTGGATAAAAGCACCCCACAGCATTCAACATCATGGCACCTTTGAACAAATTTGGTTAGTTTTCAAGGCACAAATTGAGGGCGTTGCAATAGATGCTGGGTTGTCCCAAGAGCTTAAGCCGATTCTTGCCGCCATGAAACCTGCTGCTGAGGTATTGATACGAGGGATTAAGAATTTTGCATCCGCTTGGAAGTGTATCCGAGATGCGGTGATGCTTTATCTTCCTATTTTGGATGCAGCCATGGCCAATATTAAAGAAGCCTTCAAAGATGCATCCGGATTTTGGGCTAGCGCCATCGGGATTATACCGGGTTTTGATAGCATTAGTAACACGGGACTAATGAACGATCTTATGCACGCGATAGGGTCTCAGGACGCGTCTGAAGCGATTGGGGCCGCAGTTCAACGTAACATCTTTAAAGAACAATGCTTTTTGTTAAGTTATATGCGACAACTTTCTGCCATTAAGAAAAAGCGAGATTATGATGGGGGCGTAGCCCAGGCTGCACCTTATGTTGGTCCGCCGCCTGGCCGCGGAGAGCCCAAGAAGGCTCTCCCTTATATTAATGGTTCTCCCAACAGTACCCTCTTATTAGATGGAGATCCCTATGGATTTCTTAATAAGCTAACCCAGAGTGAAGGGGGAAGACTCTTTTTTAATGCTGATCCCGAAGTTGTTTCGCACTTACAACCTATGATTCGGCTCTTTAAGATTAGCTATGATGATGATGGAGTAGAAGGTGAAGATGAGTTTATATTTGAATCGAGTGCATCTGGTTTAATTACCATGTTACAAGACCGCCGGCGCCGAGGGGCCGGCGTGGGCATCAAAAGTTTTGATTTTGCTTATGAGGGAAGCAACCCCTTCGCAGTTAAGAAAAGCATCAGTGCTACTCTTAAAGTATTCGCAAGCTCGATGGATGAATTATTGTTACCGCGCCGAAACCAGCAAGGAAATCTAATTAGCTTTGCCGATCTTGCACTTAAGACCCGCAATCCCCCTCCTGCCCGAGGCAACAATGTGCCTGGAGCGCTCCCCGCTAATTGCCAGCCCGGGACGACGGGGGCCGCGAACTCCGGAGGTGCGGGAGGTATCCTTGCACAACAAAATCAAAATCTAGATAAGCTTACGTTTAGATTGAAAGCAGTAGTAGGCTGGGCCACTCCGAATGGAACCGGACCATGGGAAAGGTCGAACTTAGCAACTACGGCTGAGACTGGTAAAGAATTATTATATAAAGGAATTTGGAATTCCACCATTACATTGAATTTGACTCCTACGATTCATCATTTTGAATTTGATGAGATGGGACGAACAACAATGGTCATTAAATATCTCGCCTATGTAGAAGACTTTTATGATCAGCCCGCATTTAATATTTTTGCCAGTGCCGGCGCCACGAACCCCACTGCTAAACAATTAGTGAGAAATCTTAAGCTTAAATATCTGAGTTCAAAGTGCGATGCCACTGAAATAGGCAACATCAAGAAAAATCTTGCGGAGGAAGCTAACGAAGAAAAGCCGCTGATTCTCACAGCCTTGGTAAGCAGTCTCGCCAAGCAGAACAAGATTTACTATCTAGATTTGCCCATAGAAAATATTGGTTTGTTTAATTCGGAAGGTCCGTATTATGATTGGTCTGCCAATGTGGGCGACCTGGAGCCGCAGCAAGGCGCCTCCGCAATAGACACGATTCATGGTCAAATGCGAGAAGCCATCGCAGATTATCAATTCAGCGGTGATCCAAACGCCGAGGAGACACATCTTTTTAAAGCGGGTTTGAGAGCAACCGATCCAAAGAATGAAAATCTTCCTTTTGTATATGTAAGCGATTTGGTAGATTGTATTATGGCGAATATTGAGGCTGAATTAAAAGAGTTGCCCGAGGATATGGAAGACGAAATTAATCTGGCCATCTACAAGGAGACCGGATTTAATGAGTGCGACGTTGCACTAGAAAAGCAAAAAATGAAAAGATTACACAAAGCTTACCAGAAGTTGCGAATTGTATTGGGACCGTTAGAGATAGTCAACCAAGGAAAGGCCGCCGGGGAACCCCTTCATTGTACTTTTGGCGATGTTCCCATTTCTCTCAAATATTTATTGGAATGGATTACGGAAAAATTAAGTGATACTGCCGAGACTATTTATACACTTACACGCTTTCTGAATGACTTGTTTAATAAATTAATTACTGACTTCCTTAATGATGGCTCTTGTTTTAATTGGGATATTAAGCCGGGCGGTAAAATTCGTATGAATCAAACTGTGATAACTTCCTATCCCCGTGCCGATACCCCTGGAATTGATGAAATAACAGCTAGCTTAACCGAAGGGTATGTACCCCCCGTCCACATCGGACCCCCGGCCGTCATGAAATGGGACGACAAATGGAAGTCACGAGCAAACCTAGCTGATCTTCCTAGTCCTGTTTTTAATATTTCAGGAGTGCCCGATACTCCCATTGCTGCTGGTCATGTTTCTACTGAAATGAATTATTTTATTTATTTTGCTGGCCGCGTGGCACCAATGGAGCGCATGAACGGAGACAAAGAAACAGACGAACAAGCGGGCATTTACCATTACTTAGCAGGACGTAATCGAGGATTAATTAAAAATATTAAGTTTAATAAAACCGATTCACCTGGGCTAGCAGAAGTACGCTTTGAACAAGATGGCTATAAAGGACTCCAACAATTACGGGTCTTATATGATGCAGATATTGAGATGTATGCAAATGTAAAAACCTTTCCTGGTACCTATATCTTTGTCGATCCCCGCGGAGTTGCTCCAAGTACCAATTTGACTTGCCAGGATCCTCTTAACCTGACTCAGTACGGCATCGGAGGATATATGATGATTATAAAATCCGAACATTCGTTTGCCCCCGGAAAAGCAGAAACGCGATTACATGCTAAGTGGGTTAATGGCATCAGTGATTGCACCGGTACAGACTCACCACTTCTGCAAGACTCTACACAGGTGGCAACACCCGGTGGTACCCAAGGAAATTGCGACACTAATCTTGCAGTACGACAGGAAAGCGCAACGACTGTTCCTTAAAGGGGGAGAAATAATAAATGGGCAAAAATTATGTAGGTAAAAATCGAGGCAAGAGTCTAAAGGCGCTTTATTATAAGAGACGCAATTACAAAGATGCCATCTACGATTTACAAAAGTATGCCCCATCCTCCAATGTACCACCGCTGACCACTAACCTGCTCGATTATCAACGAGGTGAATTGGTATTGTTTGGAAAGGTTAATGCTTTCTCGATCCCGGTGATCCCGCGATCCCAGACGATGAAAAGCTTTTCTAACGGACGCACAGCGGATCCGAAAATAAGTATACAAGCTATGGATTTTGTGGTAGATCAATTTGAAGATATGGCGCGCCAGTTTCAAAAGCTGGGTATGACCGGAAGACTCGATACTAAAGATAAACACCTCGCTGAATTAAAGATCTTTCGAGCTTATGAATCCCCCCGCTCTCACTATAAAACTTATTCTCAAAATTTAGCTAGTGTTATACGTGATCATATATATGGTAATCAAATTTCCATTTTGAACTTTGATGATTTTATGGCCGTTTTGATGGACCTCACCAAGAATATCGCTTTAGAGTTTCCATTCACGTTACCAGGATATGTTAAGAGTAAATTGTATTCCTGCACCAACAGTGGGCTCGTGTTAGAAATAGCGGATGTGGGAACCAATGATGACGAGGCCAAAGTAACGGACTTCTTTAATAGTCTGAATTGGGGACTATGGACAAACCAATGTAATAATTATGGTTTCGTAGTAGACGGCAATATGCCATGGCGTATTATGGCAGACTTAAATTCGCTAACCATGAAGCAAGCAGCGTTGAGATATGGATCGTCGGGCGCCCTGGGTGTATTATCTACTAAGTTTGCTAGTGCCCCGCATGTATATGTGTTCAGGCTTTTTGGACAACAGCTTTTAAATCTCTACAACAAGGTGAGAAAGCCAAAAACAAGTATGGCCGCGGTAGGCCCTGATAATTCTATCTGTTCTGTGATGAAGGAGAGCGTTACCTATACGTTGGAGAGCTTAAATGAGAGATATTCGGCTGCTTATTTTATGAGTAAATATTTTGAGATGAGATTCGCCGAAGAAGAAACATTCTTTACCGACGCAGAACAACGCAAGATTGGGCGAGAGTGTATAGAAGTATTTAATGGGGGCGATAGATATAAAGCTTTGCTTTATTTTGAAACAATTTTGAATAAACCATTTGACTATCGTGGCTCTACGGGTTATACTATAAGAGCAGAACAAGCTAGGGCACAGGCAAGAGGCTTGGATCAGCGAGAAACAGAAGAAGCGGCTCGCGATATTGAACGCGAATTATTACGGGTCCAAGACGGTACTTCCAATACCCGAGGTTAAATTGTATTTTCAAGCTATAGATGATAAGTCAGAATGTATCGGCATATATACGGAGGGAAAGCTTTATTACGATGACTTTCCCACCGATCTTAATAGGACGTGGAAATACACTGGCTCTCTTAAAGATACGCCTGTAGAATATGGATGGCTTCGATGCGAAGGACGAAGCCTCAATGAAGTCTGTCCTCCTGAACTTCAAGGAGTATTGTTGAAGACTCAAAAACACTTGCGTGCTTACATGAAGTCGTTTCAATTGGCCAAAATTAACATGCACGACCATTGCATCTTTGATTTGGTCCCCGAAAATTTTCTCAAAGAATTTTGCGAGATTAAGAATAAAATTACGGAACATGTATTTGAAACATATGAGAAGCCAGCGTGTTATGAACACTTGAACGAAGCGCAACAACTTTTATACAAACTCCGCTATCAGAAGTTAAACCTGAACAACCAAGGATGCAAGAATCTCCACATGTCATCGCGGAACACCGCCCGGGTGAAGAACCTCCTACGGGGACCAGCATATATAGACTACAACCCCTTTGGAACGGTCACAGGACGTCTTACAACCCACGCAGAAAGCTTCCCCATACTGACGGTCCAAAAAGATTTTCGGAAGCTTCTAAAGCCTCACAATGAGTGGTTCTTATCCTTAGATTACAATGCCGCAGAGGTACGTACCTTCATTGCACTGGCAGGGGAACAACAACCTACTGAAGACGTGCATCAATGGCATATTAAAAACTTAATTCAGGGTGAGATAGATCGTGAAGACGCTAAGATAAAATTCTTTGCGTGGTTGTATAATCCCGAGGCTGCTAATGATGAATTTAATATTTACCGACGTGAAAAAGTTCTTGACAAATGGTACGAAGGAGGTTATATTAATACTATATTCAACCGTAAAATACGAGTGGATGCAAGGAAGGCACTTAACTATTTAATCCAAAGCACTACGTCCGACTTGGTAATAGAGCGAGCAATAGTACTAGATAAATTCTTGGCAGGAAAGAAATCTTTTGTTTCTCATATTGTCCATGATGAAGTGGTAGTAGACTTGGCCGATGAAGATCGCACGTTAGTGCCCGAGATTAAAGAAATATTTGCCAACAACAAATTAGATACATTCTTAGTTAACCTTGCATGTGGCGAGAATTATTACGATCTTAAAGAGTTAAAGTTATGATTTCAGTAGTAGGAATTGGAAATGCGGCATCAGCCATCGCAGAGAATTTTACGAGCATCAGTAATTATGAAGTATACTGCTTAAATAATAAGGTTGTGCAAAATACTGACCGGTCTTTTCATTTAGAAACCTTCTCCACACCTGATCAATATGAAACTAACATCCCAGACTTAACAGAGTTCTTTGCCGACATGCGAGACCGAGTACAAGTATTTGTGATGGGCTCTTCGATGAGTTCAAATTATGTATTAGGAATCTTGGAGCAGATTAAAGATAAAGACATTGAACTGTTCTATATTCAGCCTGACACTGAATTGTTAACGGGTGTTCGCAAAATTCTAGAAGCGATTACCTTTGGGGTGCTGCAGGAATATGCACGATCAGCAGTTTTCAAAACAATTACTTTAATTTCTAATTTGAATTTGGAACAGGCGCTTGGAGAGCTTCCGATCAAAACTTACTACACTTTACTAAACCAATCTATTTTTTCGACCGTTCATCATTTAAACTACTTTGAATTCTCGGAACCAGAGATTGGACAAACCGCACAGCCGGCCGCACTAAACCGTATTAGAAGCATTGCAATACTCAATATGGAAAATCTTGAAGAAAAATGGCTTTTTAACCTTGACAGCCCCCGCGAACTGTGTTATTATATATGTATAAACGAAGAAAGATTAGCAAGCGAAGGCGGCTTGCACAAGAAATTGGTGGATATGCTCAAAGACAGACCGACTAATGCATTTAGAAAGTTATCTTATGCCATTTATGAAACCGAACATGAAGATTTTGGGTTCTGCGTTGCCCACACAAACGTAGTACAAGAACAAAAAACACTTGACTCATAAAGTTGAGTGTGTTATACTTTATTCACAAAAGGAGAAAATGAATAATGTCAATTGATATGGAGCTTATGCGCCGCAAGCTCTCAACTTTGCGCGGTGACAACAAGGGTGATTCCAACTCTGTTTGGTTCAAGCCAGACGAGGGCGATACGGATATTCGTATTGTTCCTACCCGGGACGGAGATCCTTTGAAGGAAATGTTTTTCCACTATAATGTTGGGGATCACAGGGGCGGAGTCCCTTGTCCCAAACGAAACTTTGGAGAACAATGTCCGATTTGCGAATTCGCTTCCTCGCTTTGGCGAGAAGGCACCGACAACAACGACGAGGAAAGCAAGACGCTTGCAAAGTCACTCTTTGTACGCACTCGCTATTTCAGCCCCGTAGTTGTTCGTGGCCGAGAGGAAGAGGGCATTAAGGTATACGGCTACGGTAAGACCGCATACGAATTGCTGCTCGGCTACATTCTGGATCCAGAGTATGGTGATGTCACCGATATTCAGGAGGGTACAGATATTACTCTTACTTACACCAAGCCCACCAAGCCCGGTGCATACCCCCAGACGAGCCTGAAAATGCGCCGTAATACCTCAACGCTACTTGAGGATACCGAAGCCATCCCTGCCCTCCTTGATGGTATTCCGGACTTTGACTCTCTTTTCGAGCGTCTTAGTGCGGAACAGGTAGGTGCTATTCTCGATGAGCAACTCGCCGGAGACGGATCTGCCGAGTCGCGCTCACACGAGACTGCCAAGTACAAGAGTACGGAAACTACTGATGTAGACCGTGCGTTCAATGAACTGGTAGCAGGCTAGGCTCGCCCCGCTGGCAGACCGGGAAACGTCTGCCACCTTTTTAAATAGTTGTCTAACAACTGATTCTATACTTGTGTCTATCAATAATATTAAAGGAACCTTATGAGCACCAAACAACAGAAGAAAGATCGCGCAACATTGATTGAACTAGCATGTGCTATTCAAAGTCGCGAGATTATCACCGATACCCAGAACCGTTTTCACGGAAAAGCTTCGGAAGAAACAAATCCCATTTCGGATTTTTACCACCCAGATCTTGCTTCGCATGAGAAGCTAGCAGATACGGCGAGATATCGTTTAGATCAGGTACGTATCCAAGAGGTAGGATCAGAAAAATACCCCCAGCTATATCAATCTATTTTGAGTGTGGGCATTAAGAACGATGTTATTGTGCTTAAGAATTTTGACGAGTCCCCCTACGAGGGTGACGCAATTGATGGATGTACGCGCACCGTATTGGCTGGCGAAGCAGAAAGGGGCAATCCGAATACTTCTTCGATTGATGTCCCCACAATTTTTATCACAGATCGGACGCTGGTGAAACTCATTCGGCGCAAGAAGAAGTTCTTCCAGAACTTACTTAATGACCACTTGCCTTGTGATTCTGCAAGCAAGGCCGACACCATGCTCTATATTAAAGAACAAATTAGTAGAGAGCCAGAACCAGAGACAGAGGAATTCCGAGCAGATCTGCAAGACGATGTATACGAGATGGTTCAAAACAATCGTAAACCAGCCACTGTTAAGGATTGGATTTCAGAGGCATATGCCGACATCGAAGCTAACCAGAACGGTATCCAGTCGTGGAGAGTCCAAAGTGATCGTCATCAGACTATTCGTCGTCAACTGGAACTTAGTAAGATCCGGAACATTCGAGATGGATGGAAAAGTGACCATGGATTGGCTCACAAAAACTATAAGATCTATAGTGTTCGTTGCGATCAAGGAAACATTGAAAAGTCAGCCGGCACCGAGCAGGTTCGAAAGGGAGAAGGCACCGACACCCGGCCCTCTATTTTAATTGTTCACACGACAGCGACCAAACCGACGAAAATTCTAGAGTCTCAGCAGAAGGTTTTTAATAAAGTGTCCTTTATGGACGCTCAACATATCACCGGTCAACAGTTTGACTATGTTTTCATGCTGGGACAGGTCAAGTTAGTTAACGTTGGGGACCTTCTCACCCAAGACGATGTGTTCCGATGTCCTAAACTAGAAGTTGTGGAATCGAACGTTTAAATGAAGACCCCGTTGCGATACCCCGGCGGTAAAAGTCGGGCGGTCAAAACGTTAATGGAATTCGTCCCCGAAGACTGTGGGGAGCTTTGCTCCCCCTTTCTTGGAGGTGGTTCGTTTGAATTGGCGCTAGCCGAGCGCGGCATTCGAGTGTATGGATATGATTTATTCAGACCGCTGGTTTGGTTTTGGCGCGCCCTCCTAGCGGAACCATTGCGCATAGCAAATGAATCTGACAAGCTGCGGACGGGGCCCAATCAATATGAACACAAGGGAGAATTAGTGTGGGGCAGGGGCTTACTGCGTCAAGATTTCGAGCGCATCCGAGAAGAACTCCGACAAGCTATTCGCTACCCCGGCAATTATAATTATGCAAACGCAGCCAAGTTTTATGCTATTAATCGTAGCAGCTTTTCGGGAGCAACATTTAGCGGAGGATGGTCGGAGCGCGCCTCATATGCACGGTTTACTGATACCTCCATTGAACGCCTACATAACTTTAATGAACCCAACCTAACAGTTGAACAAAAAGATTTTAAGCAATCAATCCCAGCGCACCCCGACGCATTACTATATCTAGATCCACCCTACATGCTAGGCGCCGACAAAGATAAGCTTTATGGAGATAAGGGAAACACTCATTTTGGTTTTGATCATCATGGTCTATATGATATAATCTCTCAACGATCCAACTGGATATTATCTTATAACGATTGCGCAGAGATTCGAGAATTGTATAAAGATTATAATATCGTAGAAGCCAAGTGGGCCATGGGAATGAAGAACGTTAAATCGAAAACACAAACAGAAAAGAAAAAGATGGGGAATTCATCAGAAATTATTATTACATGCTTGCCATAACCATGTAAGTGTGTTATAATATAATATATAAGGAGAGGCACTATGCCGAGAAAGGCAAAACAACCAAAAGCGGGTCGTGTATCCATGCGGGAACTCATGACCTTAGTAAACAAGAAAGCCGGCCGCAATGTCGCCCATGATCTAACGGGGGAGAACCCCACCGAAGTCAAGGAATGGATCCCCACAGGATCGCGCTGGCTTGACAGCATTATATGTAAAGGACATATTGGCGGCATCCCTGTTGGCAAAACCACAGAGATTGCAGGACTCACGTCCACGGGCAAATCTTATATGGCTGCACAGATCGCAGCTAACGCCCAGAAACAGGGTAAGCTCGTTGTATATTTTGATTCCGAGTCTGCCATCGACCCTGCTTTTTTGGAGGCAGCAGGATGCGACCTAGGGCGCTTAATGTATATTCAGGCAGCGTCTGTCGAGTTCGTTCTTGAGACAATTGAAGAACTTCTAGGAGCAACCGATGAAAAGTTGCTATTGATCTGGGACTCTCTCGCATTTACGCCGGCCGTTTCGGATGTTGAAGGCGACTTTAATCCTCAATCCTCGATGGCAATGAAGGCGCGTATTCTTGCGAAGGGGATGTCAAAGCTGACTCTTCCTATTGCAGACAAGCAAGCAACCTTCTTGGTTCTTAATCAACTTAAGACCAACATCACCAGCGGACCCATGGCTCACATCACAGCTATGACTACACCTTACATGACACCGGGAGGTAAAGCCATGCACTACTCTTATTCATTACGAATCTGGCTCACCGGCCGCAAAGCCAAGAGTGCCTTTGTAACTGATGATAAAGGTTTCCGTATTGGATCGGAAATTAAAGTTCGACTGGAAAAGTCTCGCTTTGGTACCCAAGGAAGAAATTGTGCTTTCCGTATTATGTGGGGAAGCGATGAGGTAGGCATCCGCGATGAAGAAAGCTGGTTTGATGCCATTAAGAGTTCTGAATACCTTACTGCAAAAGGTGCATGGTATACTCTAGAAACTCCCGATGGATACTCTAAGAAGTTCCAGCCGTCAAAGTGGACCGAGATTATTAAATCAGATAATGAATTTAAAGAGCGAGTCATACGTCTGATGGATGAAGAAGTGATTCAACGATTTGATCGACGCGATGGAGACGCCGCAGATTTTTATGATGAAGAAGAACAGGAGATTTCAAATGAATAAGATTATAATTGCAATTATTGGGTTGTTGAGTAGTGCTTGTGTAGTGCATGCCCATCCTCATCCGACCCCCGCCCCGGCGCCTCATGCGGTTCACCGCGCGCCACCACCCCGCCCTGCGCCACGCGCACATCAACCTCAACCTGTAAAGGTACAGGCTTGGGTTTGGGTAAGTGGTCACCAAACCCCTCGCGGAGTGTGGTCGCATGGATATTGGGAGTTGCGTAGTGTGCCTCGACATATGATTAGTCGCCACCCGCATACCTATGTCCGACAAGTCCGCGGCCGTGGTCGACCGCACCCGCCGCCTCGCAGATATCGTTAAAAAACTGCTTGACATTTGAAGCTCCTTGTGTTATATTATATATAACAGGAGGGGCTTGTGTCTTATAATGGCAAGGTCGCACGTTTTATGTCATTGGCAAAAAACATAGCAGGACAATCAGAATTTTCAGATTATCGCCATGGCGCCGTCCTCGTAAAGGGTGGCTCTATCATCAGCACGTCTCCAAACAAGGATAGCTTTTGTTCTTTCGGCGCAAGATTTAGAAACGACCATGAACAACCCGGACATGCCACAGTTCATGCAGAGATAGGTGCCATCCTAGGGCTAGCCCGGTCAATAACTGACGGCGCAACGCTTTATGTTGCGAGAATAGGAAAAGCAGGTGAGTTTAGAATGTCGAAGCCGTGTCAAATGTGTGAATCGACCCTACGACACGTCGGGATTAAGCGCGTTATATATACCATAGATAATAAGGAAGTAGGTGGTTATAAATTATGAAGAGAGTACTAATATTTGATGCATTGAATGCATATCTTAGGGCGTATATTGTAGATCCAAGCATCTCCACCCACGGGGATCCCATCGGCGGTATCAAGGGGTTCATTAAGATCCTCCAGCGTCATGTCCGAGAGACAAAACCAGATCAGATTATCGTGGTATGGGACGGACCTAATGGATCACGCAAGCGAAAGAGCATGGATAAGAACTATAAAGAAGGGCGCAAGCCTATCCGTTTGAATCGGGCGTTCCACAATCTTACTGATGATGAAGAGTTGCACAATAAAATGTGGCAACAAAGTCGTGTCATTGAATACTTTAACAACATGCCCATCATTCAATTCATGTTGCCCGAGATTGAGGCCGATGATGTTATTGCATTCATCACCCAGCTTCCTCGCTATAAGGGCTGGCAGAAGATTATTATTTCTAATGACCGAGACTTCATGCAAGTCTGTGATGATGAAACGATCTTGTGGCGCCCCACCAAAAACGAAATTTTAAATAAAGAAAGAATTATTGAACAAACCGGAGTACACCCTACCAACATGGCCCTTGCACGGTCCATCGTAGGAGACACCTCCGACAACCTTCCCGGGATCAAAGGAGCCGGGTTTGCAACGGTTGGAAAAAGATTAAACTTTTTGAGCGATAGCAAATCTTATACTATTGATGAAGTAATAGAATTTTGTGAGAATACAAAAAGCAAACTTAAATTTTTTACCAACATCGCCGAGAACAGAAACCTCATTGAACACAACTACAAGATGATGCAACTGTATGCTCCGCAAATGTCTGTTCAGGCAAAAACGCACGTCAAAGAATCGATTGCAAACTTTGAATGTGAATTTAATAAAACTGAAATTATTGGCATGATGCGTGATGATGGATTTGGTGAATTAAATTGGGAAGTTCTCAAAGAAAACTTAAACAAAATTAGTAGAGAGTGTCTTGACAATTAAAAAGAAATATTTTAAAATTGATTTGACTTTAGCTGCCAATCTGTTATATATATAATACACTATCGAGAGGGAATAGATGCTCACTGAAAACGTGAATTTTGGAAGGTACGGGAAGTCCTTCCAAGAGGGATTAGTACAACTTATTTTTGAAGACCGGCCATTTGCCGATCAGATTACAGAAGTATTAGATATCCAATTTTTAGAACTCGAATATTTGCGAGTTTTTGTAAATAAAATTCTTGACTATCGGACACGTTATAGTACGCATCCCTCCTTAGATACCATGATTACGATCCTCCGTACTCAAATGGATCAAGAAGATGAAGTGACACAAAATCAGGTGCGTGATTATTTTGCACGTATTCATACGCGCGAGCTAACGGATGTAGAATATATCAAAGAGACATCTTTGGATTTTTGTCGTAAACAGAACCTTAAAGAAGCCATGATGAAGTCAGTAGGTCTGCTCCAGAACTGCTCCTTCGATGAGATCTCCACCGTTATTAATGATGCGCTTAAGTTGGGCTCCGAGAATAACTTTGGTTATGATTATCTGGTCGATTTTGAGGCGCGATTCAAACTCAAACACCGCGCCCCTGTTGCTACCGGCTGGAAGGAGATTGATAGTATAATAGGCGGGGGACTTGGTAAAAGTGAACTCGGGGTAGTTATTGCTCCCACGGGCGCTGGAAAATCTATGGCGCTCGTACACTTGGGAGCCCACGCGATCAAAGAAGGAAAAACGGTGGTTCATTATACTTTGGAACTTCAAGATACTGTTATTGGTATACGTTACGACAGTTGTATCACTGGTTACCCCCTCTCTGATATCCGCAGCTTTAAAGAAGAGATCTATGAAGAGATTAAAAATCTTGATGGTGCGTTAATTATAAAAGAGTATCCTACTAAATCGGCCACCACTAATACTTTACGAGCACACTTATCCCGGCTAACCAAAAGAGACATTAAGCCAGGACTTATCATTGTAGATTATGCAGACTTATTGAAGCCAGTTATTATACGCAAAGAGAAGAGAAATGAACTTGAGTCTATTTATGAGGAACTGCGTGCTCTCGCTAGTGAATTTAAATGTCCTATTTGGACAGCTTCACAAACGAATCGGTCAGGACTCAATGCAGAAGTCATTACGATGGAGCAGATTTCCGAAGCCTTTAACAAGTGTTTCGTTTCTGATTTTATCTTTTCGATCTCTCGCACTATCGAAGACAAACAAAACAATCAAGGTAAAATATTTATTGCCAAGAACAGAAACGGCCCCGATGGGATTATATATCCGATCTTTATGGACACATCCATTGTTAAGATCGCCATTCTTCCGAAGGCCAGCATCCCCACCGCTCCTAATGGCGTTGCTACTGCTCCCGTAGCACTAGGAGTAAGAGAACAACAACAATTGTTGCGAGAAAAATATACTAAACTAAAAAGGACATAACTTCCATGAGAACAACCGCCAACATCCGTCGATTCAGACTATCCGATACCTTTATTGAGCCCTATAAAACCAAAGAGGTCCCATGGGGACCATTGGGGTATGTTACCTATAAGCGTACATATTCCAGACGGTTAAGTGAATTTGAACCAGAGGCAACGGGCTCCGAAGAATGGTGGCAAACATGTCGTCGCGTTATCGAAGGCATGTTTGACATGCAGAAGAAACATGTATTCGTATTGGGATTAGAGTGGAATGACAGCAAAGCTCAACGCACTGCCAAGGAAGCTTATGACCGCTTGTTTGAATTAAAGTGGACACCTCCGGGCCGCGGCCTGTGGATGATGGGCACTAAGTTTGTAGAAGAAAAGACTGCTGCTGGCTTATTTAATTGTGCATTTAGATCTACGCGCGATCTGTCGGCCAAGGGAGGCTATCTCTTTGCGTGGATGATGGACGCCTTAATGCTGGGGATTGGTGTGGGATTTGATACTGAAGGCGAAGGCAGTCTCACTATTAAAGAGCCGGAGTATACTAAAGACGTACATATTATCGATGATTCCCGAGAAGGATGGGTAAACTCAATTCATATTTTACTAGATGGATTTTTCTTTGGACGGCGTATCCCCAAGTTTGATTACTCTGCTATTCGCCAAGAAGGCGCACCCATCCATGGGTTTGGAGGAACTTCCAGTGGCTATAAACCCCTTAAAGAACTGCACAATAATCTGATCGAGCTGTATAGCAGCAAGAGTGGGGACCCTATTAGCTCCGTCGATATTGTAGATACTGAAAACTTGATTGGACGCTGTGTGGTGGCTGGCAATGTTCGCCGGTCGGCCGCGTTGGCCATGGGCTCCCATGATGATCGTTTATATTTAGAAATGAAAAACGATCAAGAAAAGCTCTATCATCATCGATGGGGTTCTAATAATTCCTTCAATGCGAAGGTGGGAATGGATTATACATGGCATGCGCAACAAAGCCAAGTCAATGGGGAGCCAGGATATATTTGGCTCGATAACGCCCGCACCCGCGGCCGCTTTAAAGACGGAGAGCGCTTAGATGATATTAATGTAGCTGGATTTAATCCCTGTGTTGAACAACAACTAGAAGACGCAGAACTTTGCTGCCTTGTGGAAACTTTTCCCGCTAAACATGAGAATCTAGAGGATTATTTACGAACGTTAAAGATTGCTTATTTATATGGCAAGACCATCACTCTCTCTAACACGCATTGGCCCGAAACAAATGCTAAGATGCTCAAGAACCGACGCATCGGTCTATCTCAATCGGGAGTGGTCCAGGCATTTACTAAGCATGGCCGGCGCCAGATGTATGGGTGGTGTGACGATGCCTACAAGTATGTCAACGAGTTAGATGAAGAATATTCTAATTGGCTGTGCATCCCTAAGTCGGTACGTACCACCTCTATTAAACCTTCCGGTACTGTTTCTCTGCTCAATGGATCCACTCCAGGCATTCATTTTCCAGAAAGTGAATATTACATTCGCCGGGTGAGGTTCTCCACAGATTCAGAAGTACTTGCGAGATTAGAAAAAGCAGGTTATAATATAGAGGAAGATAGCTATTCGCCTAACACCATGGTGGTAGACTTTCCAGTGCACGAACCTTATTTTATCAAAGGCAAGAAAGACGTTAGTATGTGGGAGCAATTAGAGATAGCAGCCCAATATCAATACTATTGGGCCGACAACTCTGTGTCTGTCACTGTTACCTTCACGGACGCTGAAGCACCCCAACTTAAAGATGCATTAGAAATGTATGAAACACGCCTTAAAGCAGTATCCTTTTTGCGATATGAGCAAACAGGTTATAAGCAAGCACCTTATGAACCCATTACTAAGAAAGAGTTTGAAGAAATGAATAAAAAGATTACCCCTATCCAACGAATGGATACCAACGGGGGCAATGGAACGAAATATTGCGATGGAGATGGTTGTGTATTGTAAACCAGTTAATAGATATATCCATATTGAATTACCAACAGTCAGAGGTGAGAACGACGAGACTACAATCCTATTACCGTCCGATTTTAAACCTACTGAAGAACGCTATGTGGTTGCCAAGGTTAATGCCTGGGCAGACGATGTTCGCTTTGCTGATAGTTTGAGTACCAACATAGAAGTAGTAGTAGACAAGTCCATGGCAGAAGAAATTATGATCCATAATCGGCAATTAACTATGATACAAGATAATTATATCATAGCCATTGTAACTGATTAATAGGAAAAACCATGACATGTCAATTGATAAGAACTTTTATAATGAATCCTCGGCCGCTAATTTAGGCTGGGATCCGTCATGGTTTGGCGAAAAATATTTTGATGACAAGTTAGTACGAGCCGTCAAGAAGTGGCAACGCGACCGAGAACTGACGCCCGATGGGCTCGTGGGTCCGATGACCTTTCGTCGCGTGTGGACCGAGCGCCAAGCCGACATTGATGAATTTAAACCTGATACACCCACCTACTCTAACTACATTGTATATAATGGCAATTTCATTCCTATTGAGTGGGACAAGGTAGTGTTATGGTCCGAACAGGGAGGGCTCAAAGCCAACACCGGCACCCATTATGATTATACCGGCCGCGCCCCGCGTAGCATTCGTTACTTTGTAAACCATTGGGATGTATGCTTAAATTCTCATGCCTGCCAGAAGGTTTTAAACAATAGAGGAATTTCGGTACACTTTTTGATTGATAATGATGGGACCATCTACCAAACGATTGATATGCAACAGGGGTGCTGGCATGCAGGAAGCGAACGGGCCAACAGAGCCTCGGTAGGCGTAGAGATTTCAAATGCTTATTATCCTAAGTACCAAGGCTGGTATGTAAGAAATGGACACGGAGAAAGACCTATTTTAGAAGGTGTTCGCTGTCAAAGTATCGCGCTCGAACCGTTTTTAGGGTTTTATCCTGTACAGATTCGGGCACTCAAACAATTATGGAAAGCGATCCATAAAGGATTAGATCTTCCTTACGCTGCGCCGCTCACTCAGTTTGGGAACACCGATGGAAGCTACGCGCAGCATGTAAAGTACGGAGATTTCAGCGGTTTTGTCAGCCATTATCATGTAAGCAAAACTAAAAAAGATTGCGCCGGGTTAGACCTTAAAGTTCTGCTCGAAGAGGTGGAGAGTGAAGAAGAGTCCGGATACCATTCGGCCAGCGAAGTCTGCGACGATAATTTATAAGCACGACGCTATTGTAATTGGCAGTAATTTAACCGCGTTATTGTATGCGTTTAATAACAAGTTGCCTATTTTTTTTAGTCATCCTAGACGCCCATTTCGGTTTGACCACTTGCCGACCGACACACCACTAGAATGTGTAGGGCTTTCTAATGAAACTCGATTGCTGCATACGCATAGCGAAAACATTAAGGTAGGGCCCGCTGAGGAAGAACTCTGGGACCGCCTCTTGTTTATTCTGTCTCTCAATGGTCAAGCCCCCTTGAGTCTTCTGTGTGACAGCTTAAGATATAATGGAAAGATATTGGTATGTTCTAATGAGTATTCTAAGATAGCCGAGATCGAATTCGACAAAGCCTATTATTTTGGGGATGATAATTGTACAGGGCTGGTAGAAAAAGAGGTTGCAGACACGTCTTATATATGTTATGATTGGATAGCGTTTAATCGTGGAGGCAAGCATGAAATCGATCTCATCGAAACCTTGGATGATTTTGTCAAGCAAATCTGGTTCTACCCTTCAGATCGCATTGATGGCAATACTCATGTCAAGGATGCTTGTATAGTTTCTCACTTAACTAACTCTACCATGGATGAGTTTGATTATTCACAGACCATGGCTCGGTTTAAGATGATTCACGAGATGGAAGAACGCGGTATGCGAGGAATGTTTAATGGCTATTCACCCACGGGCACACCGAAGTATTA